TGAGTCGGTGCGGCAGGTGGCTGAACGGCTGGAAGACACGCTGTTTAACGGCAACGCTGACATTGCCGTGAACTTCAACGGTTCGTCGTTCCCTATTTACGGGTACACCACGCACCCGGACCGCGGCACTGATACTGTCAGTGATTGGACGCTTACGGCGAACGTCGACAAGATTATCCCGGAGCTGATCGAGCAGATCGGCGAAATGTGGGCGAACCAGGGCGGCGTTAATAACGACAGCGTCACCGTGTACCTGTCAAACGACTTGTGGACCATCTTCCAGAAAGACTACAAGGCCGCCACCCGGGGCAGCATCATGGAACGCGCCATGACCATTGCGCAGGTGCGCGCTATCAAGCCGGCGGAAAAGTTGGCCGCTAAAACGGTAGTACTGGTCGAAATGGAGCGCCGGACGGTAGAGCTTGCGGTTGCAAGCGATATCATTACCGTGCCGCACACCAAAACGAACCCCATGGCGCCGCAAGTGCTCACCACTTACGCCGCAATGGTCCAGCAAATCAAGTCAGACAGCAACGGCAATACTGGCGTGCGCGTACTGGCGACCACTGACTAACGCGGCGCAGCACTAGCGCACCGCGGTAATGAGTTGAACGGGGCCACGGTGCCCCGTTTTTTGTAGGTAACTGAGGGCAATACCATGGCCGAGAAAAAACAGGAATACATTGTAACCGCCCGGCACGCCGGCAAGCATAGCCGCGGCGACCGCGTGAAACTGACCGAGGCGGAAGCCGCCCGGCTGGTTAACAAGGTGCGCAACGCCGACGAAGCCGACAAGGCCGCGCGCGGGAACGACAAGGTAGTGGCGGAGCTGGAAACGCTCAAGGCCGCCCACGCGGCGAATATCGAGGTGCTGGGGCGGCTTGAGGCCGCCGCGTCTAAAGACAAAGCACTCGCCGACGCCCTGGCCGCCGCGAAGGCCGGGAAGTAATACGCCGTGAGCGCTACCGCCGCCGAAGTTCGGGCCATAACGGGCAGCACGCTAGACGACGACGCAATAGCGCCGTTTCTGGCCGCGGCTGACTGTATTCTGGGCCGGGTATCGGCGTGCACCGCGCGCAAGGGCGTTACGCCTGGCTGTCTCGACATTGCGGCGGCCTGGCTAGCCGCCCACTTGCTTACGTTGTCGTCGGTAGGGCAGGGATCCGGCGTGAAGCGGCGGGAGACGTTCGAGAACTACACAGTAGAGTACGTGGTAGGGAGCTACGGCAGCGCCGGTATTAAGGCGACAAGCTACGGCAACACCGCTAACGAACTCACCGGGGGCTGCCTGCAGGAAGCGGACAAAGCCCCCGCGCAAGTCTGTTTCTTCGGGTAGGCGGGCCGTGTTCGCGTTGCCGGAAGTCGTGACAGTGTGGAAGCGCACCGGCAACGACGGGCTAGGCGGGCTCACGTGGTCCGACCCGGTGACCTGGCCGGCCCGCATCGCGTACAGCCAACAGCGGTTTACGGACCTCAACGGCGACCAGGTGGTAAGTTCCGCCGTTTGCTACACCGAGGCACCGATTACCCCGCGCGAACTGCGGGACGGGGTGCGCGTGCTGTTGGGGGCCGTTTCCGGCGCGGTGGTGCCGCCCGCGGAGGCCGACGATATCCGCGCAGTATCCAACACACCGAGCGGCGCCGGCGCGCTGCGCAAATTCTGGTTTGCATAATGGGCGTCAAAATCACAGGGCTAGCGGAGGCATCGCGGGAGCTGTCCCGGCAGATTGCCGCCATTGAGAACCGCAGCCGCGAGGGGTTATTGCAGGCTGGGCTATTCATTGAGTCGGAAGCCGTGGACATGGCGCCGGTAGACACCGGCACGCTGCGCGGTTCCGCGTTTACCGACGTAACGGCGCCCGGCGCTACGCCTATAGCGGTACGCGTGGGCTTTACCGCTGAATACGCGGCATACGTGCACGAAATGGAACGCAAGTCGGGCGTAGGGCCGCGGCAGGACCGCAGCACGGCCGCCACAGTAGGGCCACGCCGCAAGCCACGCGGCTACAACTTCGTCGGGCCCCGCAAGCCGCGCCGGAAGGGCGGAACGGCCCGCAAACATACGCCCTGGGCGCCCGGCACCGGCCCTAAGTTTTTGCAGCGCGCCGTAAGTGAAAACGTGGCGGAGATTCTAGGCATAGTGGCGCGCGCGGCAACCATTCCGGGGGGCGGCGGCAATGCCGAGTAACCCCGTCTATTACGACGTGTTGACCCTGCTAGCGTCCGGGGGTTTCGGTACGCTCGGCAGCCAGCTATTCGGCGGGGAGTGGGGCGCACCGGATGAACAGATATTAGTGCTGGAAGGGCCCGGCTACCCGTCGGACCAGCCCGGCATTTATGAACAGCCCGGCGTGCAGGTGTTGGTCCGCGGCGTCAAGGGCGGGCGGGACGTTGACGTGTACCGCAAAGCAAAGCAGGTACACGACTTCCTGTTGACGCAACCGGATGATGCGCAAATTAACGGGGTGTGTTATAAAGGTTTCGAGGCAAACAGCAATATTGCGGCGCTAGGTAAAGACCAGAACGAACGGTTTATTTACAGCGCCAATTTTTACACGTGGCGCAACGGTGCAAGGGGCTAAACCATGGCATGCGAAAGTAACGTAATTAAGGGGCGCCAGCTGGTACTGTTGGCGCGTAACGACGCGGACACCGCTTGGGAGCTGTTGGGCGGCGTGAAAACGCGCGGCTACACGTTCGACAACCCGGTAGAGGATACGACCAGTAGCAGCACGACCGGGGAGTATTCCGACAGCGAATACACCGGGTACAGCAATGCGACTATTAACGTGTCCGGCGTGGCCGACACGCGCACCGGCATTGTGGACCCGGCGACCGGCTACAATATCGTCGGGCGTGAACGGCTGTTGCAGCTTGCCACCACCGGCAACCGCAACGGGCAGTTCCGCATGCTTAACGTAGAGTCAAACGGCTATATTGACGGGTGCTTTAACATCACGTCGTTTGGCAGTTCCGGCGACACACCGGGGCTGCTGTCATTTGACGCCACCCTGCAAAGCCAGTCCGACGTTTCAGTAGTGGGAGCACCGTAACCATGGCAGAACTAACAGTACAACGCGTAAGCAAAGCGGGCATCGCTGACATGGCGGGCGCCCTTGAGGCCGCCGCAGCACTCGGCGACAGCGTGGACAACGCCAGCGGCCTACTGGTCGTAATGGGCAACGGCGACGCCAGCCCGCATACCCTCACCGTGGCCGCGCCGACTGCAACCACCGACTGCGGTAATTTTGGCTCGCTGCCAGTTGCCGACTTGACGCTGGTGGTGGCGGCGGGCGATATCGGCTTTCTCACCATCCCGCCGGGGTATCGCGACAGCGACAACCTGTTTTCGTGGACGTATGACGGTGTAACCGACGTGACTATTGGCGTCTTCAGCCTCGCGCCGTAATGCACAAGCAGCGGCGGTGTGAGGAAGTCGTAGGCGGGGACGGGCACAGCTACCGGTTCGCCGGCACGTTCGGCAATATCGAGGCCGTTTCGTTTGTGTGCGGTGACCCTGGCGCGCTGTACACGCGATTGATCGACGGTGAATTGCCCCCGGGCGATATCCGCAGCGTGGTACTGTGTTGCATGGAAGAATGCGACGGCGTGCCGGTGGACAGCACCACCCGCGAACAGCTGGCCGACCGGTTCGTGGAATCGTTCGGGCTCCAGGATTGCTCGCTATTGGCGCGGCACTTGCTGGGGTACGGGCTTATTGGCGACGTAAAAAAAAAGCAGATCGAGCAGCAAAGCGCAATAGCCGGGCTGCTGCGGACCCGGAACCCTTCGACTTTGCGGGCTTCCGTAGTGCTTGGCTTGTTATGGGCGGTGACCTCCGGGACTTCAGTTCTGCTAGCATGTTTGATTATGAAGACCGGCTAGCGGCATGGAAGGTGCAAAACGGCGTTGCGGAGGGGGACGTAACCGATACAAACGACCTTGACGACCTTTACGCCGCCGCCGGCGATATAATCAAAGCAAACCCGGAGGCGTGGCGATAATGTCGTTAAAACTTGGCACCGTTGCGGTAGACATAACCGCCACCACCGGCGGGCTGGACGCTGCCGAGCAAGAATTTAAGCGCGCCGGCAAAACCCTAACCGACACGTTCACCAAAACCGGCGCGGAAGTAGAACGCCAATTTACCCGCATGAAAGGCGAGCTGCACACCGCAGCGGCGGAAACGCAGCGCACGGCGGCGCAAACCGGCACGCAAGTAACGGGCGCATTTGGCCGGATGCGGGCGGCGGGTGCTCGCCTAATCGGTGGTTTCCGCCCCATGAAAGGCGCCGTTCAACAAGCGGCGTTCCAGGTGCAGGATTTTGCCGTGCAGCTGGGCATGGGCACTAACGCGCTGGTTTCGTTTAGCCAACAGGCGCCGCAGCTGTTGGGCGTGTTCGGGCCGGGCGGCGCTATCGTCGGCGCTATCGTCGGCGTAGGGGCAGCCGTAGGCGCGTCGCTGCTGCCCGCACTATTTCAAAGTAAAGACGCTATGACGGTGCTCGAGGAGGCCACCACGTCGCTAGACGAAACATTGCGCCGCGCCGCCCGTGACGGCGGTGTGACGTTGCTTACTGACAAAATAATAGAGCTGGCGAAAGAGTCGGAAGCGGCCGCCCGCGTGGAGCTGCGCGCCACTATGGTGCGCGCGCTTGAAGCGATCGACGCGGCGGCGGAGTCGGCAGGGGAGGCACTTAGCGGCGTCCTGGGGGGAAACTTTGTAACCGGAGGTAAAACGTTTCTCGGCGAGATTACCGCGCTGTCGCAACGGCTGGGGCTAACCACCCGGCAGGTGGACGACTTGCGCAGCGCGGTAATGGAGCTGGACCGAGACGGCAGCGCGGAAAACATACGGGCCGTACAGGAAACGCTGGACCGCATTGTAGACGAATCGCCGAACGCATCTACCGAACTGATTACCCTGGCTAGCAACTTCCGGGAGATATCCGAACAGTCCGGCAAGGCGGCCGAACGCCTGGCCACGGCGGAAAAGTTCGAGCGTGACCTTACGGACGCTGTGCGCGAGTCCACTAAAACGCTCGAGGACAATATAGAGGTACAGGCGAAGCGCGTTAGCGCGGCCCGCACCGTGGCGGAAGCAAACCGGCAGATACGCGAGCAGGCCGCTAAACAGCTGCAGGCGGAACGCGAGGAAGCAAAGCGCCAGACCGGCAACACCGGAATAGACCGGCTAAACGAATCCGACCTAGAACGCATAAACCGGGAAGCCGCGGAGCGCCGGCAATTCGTGCTGGAACAGGAACAGCTGACCGCTGACCGTCGCAGCGAACTGTTAGCCAGTATCCGGGAGCGGCAGATAACCGAAACGAACGACTTTAACGACCGGCTGTTAGAGGCCGAGCGCAGCGCGCAGGAAAAGCGCGCGCAGCAAGAGGAAGCCGCGGCACAACAAATGGCGCAAACGCGCGCAGCGCAGCAAACGGCGGCCCTGGCAGGGCTTACCGCGCTCGGCGACAATGCAAACAAGCTATTGGCTGAAACAGGGCAAGAGGGCAGCGCGATAGCGAAAGCTATTTTTCTGTCAATGAAGGCCATTCAAGTTGCGCAGATTCTAGCCGCTACGGAAGTAGCGGCGGCGAACGCGGCGGCCGTAGCAGCGGTGGGGGGCCCGGTGTCGTTTTTCGCCACGCAGGGCGCGATACGCGCCGCCGGGTACACCAGCGCCGCCCTTGTGGCGGGAATGGCCGTCGGGGAGACATTCGGCGGCGGGCGGCAAATGGGCGGCCCGGTATCGCCACAGCTGGCGCACCCTATCAACGAACGGGGCACGCCCGAAATATTGAACATGGCCGGCCGTCAATACTTGCTACCAACCGGGCAAGGGGGCACTATTACCCCCATGAAACAGGGCGCCGGCGGCGGCAGCCCGAGCGTTACAGTAATCAACCAGGGCACGCCCCAACAGTACGCCGTTGAAAGCTACACCGCCGACGAAATACGCCTTATTGCGCGCGACGAGGCGCAACGCGGCGAAGGGCGGATTAATGCTAGCCTGGCGTCGGGACGCGGCGACACCGCGGCATCATTACGTAGGGGCTACCGCGTGGAGCGTAATCTAAAATGAGTGACCCGTATTACGACGATGTTTCTCTGTTGCTCCACTTTGACGGGGCGGACGGTTCCACAACGTTCACGGACAGCGGCCCGGACGCGCTCACCGTAACCGCGAACGGCAACGCGCAGATTGATACCACACAGAGTGTGTTCGGCGGCGCGTCCGGGTACTTTGACGGCACGGGCGATTATTTAACGCTGACCTTCCCGGCGAACTTTGACCGAGATTTTACTATCGAGGGCTTTTACCGCCCGGAAGCGGGGCAGGACGGCGGCGCTATTCTGGACACGCGCACGTCGGACTCAGACACAACCGGCTTTGTGCTGTATCGCCGGGCAAGCGACTCAAATAAGCTAACGTTCGGATACTGGAACGGGTCCAGCTTTGTAACGGCCGCAAGCGCCGCCAGCATGACG